TCTTTTCCTGATCAAATTTCCTTTGTCTATTCGCCACAGTGGTTCGGCCGCAGACCTACAGACTTGTGTAGGGCAGCAGCGGCGTACCTCGCAACCACGCTCCCTGTCCAGGTCAGCGTGAGTTCATCTGATTTGCAAACGGTCCTGGACTCATGCCTCGGTCTACCCGAGGAACCGCCAAAGCCTGTACGGGCAGCCCCATGGTTGACCGACCCAGGTAAATCTGTGCGCTGCTTTCCGCTCAAGTCAAACCCGGCAGCGCAAAACAAGGTGAATGTGTACCTGTACGAGGTAGCACAAGACCTGCAGCAGACCCTCCCCCTCTCATTTTCCGCCGCCGCCGCCGCACTCATGCCCTACAGGGATTCCGGCATGTTCAACGACCAGGCGAGTGCGGTGCTACTATACGGCACTGGTTTGAGGGGGTGTCATATTGCGCGTCCCTACGAGACTGCTGCGAGGCTCATCAGCGACCCTGAACTTGCGAAGAGCTTGACCAACTTCATCAAAGCAGTCGGAGCCAACGCCACCAGGGCCGGCGCTGTGCTGGCGGAGGCCAACGCGATGTTGGGGCGTGATGTGGGCCACATGGATCTGATGGAGGAGGCCCGGTACAGGACAACTTCCAAGGTCCACGGGAAGACGGTCCGGTACGAGGAAAACGCGTTCCGAGCCGAGGTGCGCAAGGTGCTCGAACGAGAGATAAGGCGAGAGGAAGGTACCCACAGAATTAACTTCCCCACGCTGGAGGAGCACTGGGCCAAGAGGTGGATGTGGGCCGTGAACGGCGCCCACTCGGGCTTAGTGTCCGCACTGTACCCACGGGAGCCCAAGCCGGAGGGGATGGTGCGAGAGCACAGACGGGCTTGGCTCGAGTCCGTTTCTGACGATCCCCGCACAGGGTGGGACGGCACTACGTACGTAAGTGCCAGCCCGAAGCTAGAGACAGGGAAGACACGTGCTATATTCGCATGTGACACTGTGCACTACTTGGCTTTCGAGCACCTACTCGGTGAAGTAGAGCGCCGGTGGAGGCATGAGCGGGCGATACTCGACCCCGGCCGCGGTGGACACGTCGGGATGGTATTCAAGGTGGCAGCCCAGAAGGCACGTGCGGGTGTGTCAATGATGTTGGACTACGACGATTTCAACTCGCAGCACACGACCGAGTCTCAAGTCTGGCTCTTCGAGGAGCTAATGGACCTCGTCGGCTACCCGTCTGAACTGCGCGCACCCCTGCTAGCGTCCTTCTCGAGGCAACGCATCTACGTGCAAGGCAAGTGCGTGGGGACCGCCAAGGGTACGCTGATGTCTGGACACAGGGGTACCACCTTCATCAACACAGTCCTCAACCTCGTCTACTTGCGGCTAGAGTTGGGTGGTGAGTTCATGGACCGCGCAGTCTCGTTACACGTCGGTGACGACGTCTACCTTGGCGTCCGTACCTATTCCGAAGTTGGGTACGTTGAGAGGCGCCTTTCCTCTTCAAAACTGAGGTTAAACCCCCTCAAACAATCGGTCGGGCACCTATCGACCGAGTTCCTACGCAACGCAACGCGCGGCAGGGACACGTATGGGTATTTTGCCCGTAGTGTGTCTACCGCTATCGCGGGGAACTGGGTGTCCGATGCAAAGTTGCAACCGCGTGACGCGCTGATCACCATGATCACGACAGCGCGCTCACTTGCAAACCGGTCGGGATCAGACCACTTGCCCCTGCTTCTCTTCCGCAGCTGCTGCCGCATGACGCAACTGCCGAAGGAGGACCACCTGAGGCTGATCGATCTACTCCGCGGCACGCTGGCGCTCGATAATGGGCCCCAGTTTTTCAGAAGTGCCGTGTACCGACGCACGGTCGCACGCGTCGAATTGGCAGCTACCGACGACCATGGGTACGCTCCACTCCCCTCAACTGCTACGACACAGTATCTAGCTACTGCAGCTACGCCACTTGAAGTGGATGTCTTACAGCAGGCGGGGGTGAGTGTTAGCGACACCATGGTCGAGGCCAGCTTCCGCAAATCCCTCCCGGAGCGT